TCAGGACCGAAGAACTTCAGGGTGTAGTCACTCAGTACATCAGGGTTGGTAAGAATTTCGTTATAGGCGAGATTCTCTTGGTGTTCGTTTACACCAAATTCAGCATAGTTTTGCAGGAGACCTTGGGCTTTTTGGCCCCAGGAAACTGCACTGTCCAACATGCCTTCAAGTTGAAGGGCGTAGTTATTTAGGACGGCTGGTGCCTCTACCCCGAACGCGTCGATTACCTGACGGCTTTCGTTGCTCAGGTTGAGGTAGTCCGCTACTTCCGCCAGTGAGGGACTGGAGGAGGTTTGGGAATAGTTGGCTGAGGATGCCTGGTTGGGATACGAGGTCTGCGTCTCCCAGCTGGGCGTAGGTTGGGCGCTGGGAACCTGACCATAATTGGCCGGGGCGTACGTTGTCGTCGGAGCCGAGGGTTGCGCCTGGAAGGGGGATTGGACTGGTGCGCTCAGCAGTCCCACTACTTTGTTGAACGCCGATTCCCACGGATTGCTCTGGGGCGCCGCTTGTTGGGATTGGGGGGCGTACTGAGTAGGGCTTGATTGGTAGCTGGTAGCTACCTGAGCTGGGACTGCTTGTGGGTAACTCGTACCCACTTGATAATTGATTGGTCCCTGGTAGGCCGGTACTGGGGCTTGGGGCGCCGGAACTGCCACGTAGCTGCTCGGCGCTACTGCTGCCTGTACTTGGCTCGTCTGTGGGATCGATTGGACGGTAGCGTCCTGCATAACTCATCTCCTTTTGTAATGCTTCTAATGTGCGATACAGATAAGGTGTTAGGTCGAGACGTGGGTCTGCAGCCATCGGTAGATCTGGTGACTGCGGGTGAGGGGTCTGCATCATGCCCCCCACTAACTTGGCAAATTCAGAGTATGCACGCTGCAATTCACCCACCATTCTGAACGGGAACCCCGATAACATCGCGGCCCGCTCCTCATCCGTTTTTGACGGGAAGAGGTACTTCAGTGCTTCAATACTATCAACACCTAACTCTTGTAGGTTACGAACCACGATAGAATTGTTTAAAACATCTTGCGTTGAGTCCTCATAAACGGGTCCCATCCAACGCCAAAGCATTGTTACATCACCGTCTGGAATTAAGCCAAGGACACCAGTTGGAATATGCTGTGTCTTAACACATGCCATCATTACTTGTTTAATTTTTTCCTCAAATCCTTTCATTGATGCTTCATATAAATCAATATCTTCTTGGCGAGCATCATCCGCTGGCTCCACAGGTTTCTCAATGCCTGTTGATGCAGCTAATGTTTCACGGAATAAGTGTTCTTCTTGGTAGATAATAAGTTCCAGGCACCGGCAAATACCGTAAGTGTAAATTGCATTTGCTTTTTTCTTGGATGTTGCTGACACACGACCGAACAATGACTTATATTCAGTAGCTGTCACGCCTGCTGAGATGGAAAGTTCGTCAACACCACCAAGTGCAGTACGTATCTCCTCTCGATATTGGCGAGCAAAGCTATTTTGGTCACCAGTGATTGCATCAGGGACGATATAACCGACTCGATCATTGGGTTCCAGGTTGGCAATCACCCTTGGCACCCGAATTTGACCATCCATACCCCTGGAGAGGGGATCAGACTTGAATCTTGACTGGCTTAACGCACCCATCCCGGTAAAACCGGAGTTTGCTGCAATAGATGGGCGTTGTACCACGGAGTCAGACCCTGCTTCCATCAGATCTGTCTTGGGCCTGGAGGAAAGAAGGGTTGGATTACCAAAAAACTGCACATTCTTGCGCATCGTGCGCACCATTTCATCATGCGTGACGATATGGTTGGCTAATGCATCAAATTCCCCAGCACCTTCGTTAGAGAAACCCTTTAGGTTGTTAAAAATCTCTACGCAGGGTATGAAGCCAAGGGTATTTCTTAGTGTTTTGGTACGTCCGGGGACGGTATAGCTAGGCATTTCAAAAGACATCTCGCCTTCGCTATGTGTTTCTTCAATTGTCTTAGCTTTGATTGATAATCGAATGTAACGTTTGGCTCCTTGAGGGCCGGTAATAGCGTTGCCCGCTGTATTTACAACGTTAATGCCATCGTTAAAGCCTGTGCCCTGCCTAACTTTGTAGCTGTAGATAATAATTACTTCTTCTAACTCACCGTTGACGCCATAGAAGGAGCGATATTCATGCCCACGGAAGTAATAAAGCCTGTAATTAGATTCAGTTGGACGAATATAAAATAAACCTTGACCATCACAGAGATAGTACTCCCAGATTGAATCTAGGCGTGTATCCATTTTGTTGTATTTGAGTACTCGATCTATAAAGTCCTTACGTTGATTGCCAAAATTATCCTGAGAAGGAAAAAATTCTACCCCTTGGCGAATGCCAAAGAGCTTCATCTGTGCTACGTGAGACGCAACAATGCCCGTATCAATATTTGCTCCACCATCTTTTTCAAGGTAGGAATCAACAATTTCTTTAAGTCGGGCTTTGGCGTCCATATTTTATTTTGTTCCTGGGTTTCTTTTGTAAATCTTAGCACCTGTAAGGGATTTTAGAGTCTTCCTTGTGCTTTGTATTGTCTTACCATTTTTTCTAGAAATTCTTGATTGGGATCTATTTTAATTGATTCTACTTTATTTCCTGTTAAAGCTCTTGCGGCTTCATTAGCCAACTTGTCAACATGTGGTCCTGCATATATGCCAGGGACAACAAGAGGCTGTGGTTTTACATAAGCAGGAGGAAGCGGAGACTCTGGGAAATAATGCGGTTGTGACACGCCTCCAAAATTAAAACCAAATTGTATTTTGGGGCCATACCCACCAGGGGGTTCATGTTCTTTAAAATCGTTTGATCTAGAAGAACTGATCGGGGCTTGTCCCCAGTTACCTGCTAAAGAAAAATTACCTGCGTTTATACCAGCTGCTTTTGCTGCAGGGTTAACATAAAAACCCATTCCATTGTTGGTTCCAAAACTTAATCCACCTCCAGGGAGCACAGAAAAACCCCCTGTATCATCTCCAGCACTTATAGCATCTTCGCCAGCAACTAAACCACCACTTAATAAGTCAGCAAATTTCAACGCTTCTTCTGGGTATCCTAGGGTAGAAACTGCTCTTGTAAGGTTTAAAGCTTCGTTACCAAATCTAGATATTGGCATTACAAAATACTAATTCCTCCAAATCCTATTGGTAGTTGTTGAACATCCTGCCCGTATTGAGAACCATAGAAGAAACTTGCATTACCCATTGGGGGTATTCCGCCTGCTGAAGCCAAGGGCAGCTGTGGCCCAGTACCAGGCATAAGACCTCTTTTTTTCAACTCTTCATTCAACTGTTCATTTTGTTGTGTCCCACCTTTGTAGAGACGTTGTAACTGCTCACCTGAGCGGTTGCCAAGAGCACCTGGGCTTTTGTTTATATCAAAACTGAGACCAGCAAGAAGATTGCCTGGTGCGCCGGGAACATTTCCTAATCCACTCATAAGTACAGTCATTTATCTACTCCTTAGTTTATTTATTCTATCAACCCTTACTTTTCTATTACCTCATATCGATCCGAATCATTAAGTTTTGATAAAGCAACCCCATTGCCTTTAAGCTTCCATTCAAGAATATCGCCGACCTCCCAGCCTAGTTCTTCTATTACGTCATCTGGGAATTGAATAAAAAAATCGCCGTTGTTGTCCTCTTGAATCTCCAGGGTGTAATCCATTTGCTTATAGCTTTTCAATAAGCTTATCAAGCTTATTGTTAATCTGTTTAAAATTATCTTGCATTTGTTGGATTTCTCTTAAGAAATCAACCTTGAGAACATACTCGATGGGCAATCGATGATGCATGGAATTAATGCTGGCGTCTGTGTTGTCCATCCGTTTTTCTACACGAAGGATGCGTTCATGAAAACGACTCAACAATTTATTCGTTGCCCACCCAGCACCAGTAAGCGCAGGCACAGCAAAGCTGATCATTAGCAGCAAGTACTCTGGTCCCACGGCGTTATAGAATGCTTTCTGTTACTATTCTAATGTCAGTAATCAAATTGCAACTTACCTTTTTTGGTGAGTCCGTTTACTAACCAAACCAACGCATCGACACAGTCATCATGGCCACTTACTCCGAAGTTTGTGAGTTCCTCGAAAAGATTAGTGAAGTTCCTGAAACGGTTAAAGATAATTTTTCGTTCTTCAAACATACCAATGATTCCTCTGAACCGTGCCAGCTTATCTGCACGGAACCCTTTGATGGGATGCCACAAGAGGTTGTGAAGACCTTCGCCATTAAGGCAAATCCTCTTGAAGTCAGCTTCGAGTGAAGCTTGGTACTGAACAGCTTCTGACCAGATATCGCAAGTTGAGTAAGTAGGGAAAAAATTACCGTTATCATCTTTTCCGACAATGGACCAATCATTAAGCAATTCTTTCAATGCATCTAGTTTTTCTAGATTGCCCATGACACGCATTCGGCGGTAATCAATAATGTGGATACGATCATCGATGCGTCCACCAAGAATCATTACGGTATAGTCATTTTTTTCCTTGATGCCAGCAGATAGGTCAACGCCTATGCCAAGGGTGTCAAACTCAGTTGAGATCTCAGCTTTAACAATCAGCTCTGGCGCCAGGGACAACTCACCCTGCCTGACAATCTGATTCATGTACTGGAAAGAAAATGCAACAGGCGCTTGCCGTTTCTTTTCCTTTAAGTAATCCAGTGACCACATTTCAGGCCAATAGGAAAGTTCATCACCTGTTTTGGGATCTTGTTGAATTGCAGATAATACAATCTGTTGCCAATTATTTTGCTCATTAAATGTGGTGGCGTGTATATCATCATGCCTAAATCTGGTGCCAAGACAGATTGCTCTTCCGCCTTCAAACATAGTTGGAGAGATAACTGCATTCCAGTTATCTTGCATAGATTTACGTATATCAGGATTCGCTATATCTGTCGCAGATTTTATACAATCGTCTATTAAACACAAATGAGATCGCTTAGATGTCACTGAACCTTTTAGGCCTGCAGCACATAGGGTAAACATTTCATCCCCGATACTTTCAATGCCAGCGAATTTATGGTCCACTGACCAATACTCATTGCTTGTTACATTTTTAAGAAGTCTTACCGCCGGAAATACTTCTTGATATTTACGACTTTCAATAATACGTTTAATAGCAGCAGACTTGGGACGAGCAATTTCAACTGTGTATGACAAGTACAGAATTTGTAAGGGTAACTTGGCTGTTGTGTGTACACCAATGGCCCATGCGGTAAACAGCCCCAAGGTGGTTGATTTGGCTGAATTATGGCTAACAATATAATCTTTAGTTAAGAATGTATGACACTTGTCGGCTACTTCAATACAACGCACCTTTTCTACTGTTGATGGACGAATGTCCTTAATACTGCGGCAAGGAAGATACTTGGTGCATGGGGCATATCTTTGAACCTTGCGGTTTAAGTGAAAAGGCTTAATGCTATCTGGTAATTTAATACCTAAGGTAAATGACGGCGTTGTCGTACGTACTCGTTCTTGATGCTTATTTAAATATGTATTTAACTGTGGCATACGTTGTGTTGCTATTCCTCCAAGGGATTGAACTAGTTCTGTTACATCTTTGACAAGGGACTTGGATGTTGTGCAAAAAGATACACCCCCTGTGGAGGTTACAGTGCCATCCGTGTCTAGCAAGCCTTGCAATAATGCTTCTCGATTGGGTATAGATGCTGTTAAATAAGATTTGGGAATAAACTTGTCAATTGATGTCTTGCCGTATACCCCAAGTGTTTTTAAAATCTCTCGTACAACACTTGGTTTTCCTCCAGCAAGAACCCCTTTAACGTGTGAAATATTGTATTTGTATTTTGCTACTTGCTTAAAGCGATAATCTTCTGGTAGCCCTAAAGAGCAGCGTTCAACAATCCCTGGATCTGCACTACACAAAGAAAGGTTGTTTGAACTTAAAGAACCATCACCAAGTAGTGCTCCCAACAAATATGGATCAAGGGGAAGTTCTGTCTCTGGATATTCAACTGGTTGTGTAACAGGAATTTGGTAACGCGGATAACCCCTGCTATCTAACCAAGGCTTTTCTCCTGGTTCACAAGTTGCAGTAATTCTTTTGGTTGGTGACCCAGTGCGGCCATTGCCTTTGATTCCTACTGTTTTTTGCGTACGTATCTCATTAAGCGTCATACTGCGCCAATCACCTTTCTCATCTGTACCCTTTCGACGCACCTTCCATAGGTGTTGATCATCACACCGAATAGAAGAGCCATCAGTAAAGACAACTTCCCACGTAGAAGATTCGTTGTAATCTGAAATATCTACTACTTCAGTTAATTGACCGCGTTCAGAAAATACAAGGTCACCAAATTGTAACTGACCTATGGGCACCCATCCATTAGGAGTAGCTACCGGTGTAGACACAGCTAACGGTCCCCTGGGCCCCAGGAGGTCAATATTGGGGCCTGAAATACCTTTTAGGCATGAACTATCCTCACCGGTCACAAAGTACTGGTGCCAGTCCTTGTGGTGGGCAGCCGGAGGCTTATTAGCTACATACTCACAAAAGAAACTAAAATCTTCTCTAGCTCTTTTTGCTAGCTCCAGGTTATCAGCTGGTTTTACTGTGTAATTTTTTGCAGCAGCCCTCGCATTACGGCGATACGCCAGATGTAAATATGAGGGCATAACCAGATTCAACTAAATTAAATATAGCCTATCACTTAACTTTTTGTTGTTTATAGCTACGTGCTTTCTCTAGTGCAGCCTTACGTTTAGTCTTATCATCCATATCTGAGCCATCTTCATTCTTTGCCTCTTTCTTCTTGAAGACTTCAAGAACTTCAGGAGGCATCCGTTTCTTGGACATGTGATCAGTACCTAGATCCCTCTGCGCGTTGCGCCATTGCATCACGCATTATTTTCTGTGCGTCTTCATCTGTATACCGACCAGATCTACCGGGACCCATGGAGATACCACCTGTTGCAGGAGGCATGGCGGTCGGATTTACTGCAGCAATATTGGATTCATTGGCAACTTTCCTTAGTTGTGCCTCTGCTTCCATGTTGCCAAAGTCAGGCGCCAAGCCGGGGCGATATCCAGCTGGTGTGCCCAGTCCAGTCTCAGGTGATTGGGCTTGTGCACTTTGACGCTGCTGGCCTGCTTCTGCTTCCATGCGGGTACGCATCATCGCTTCCAGCATGGCTTGCTTGCCTGCGTCTACGGTCTTTCCTCCCATGCCGGGAGCTTGGTTTCCAGCACCCATGACTATTTCCCCTTCATGGCACGAAGACGATCCATCTTATCTTTTATATTTTCTTTACCACCTTTAGCAGGAGGATTGGGGGGCACAGCCTTTTTACCGGCCTTAGCATCTGCAGGTACCGGCTTCTTGCCAGCAGCCTTAGTGTCTTTCTTGGGGGGAACTTTACCGGCCATGTGTATGCCTTGTTGATAGAACTATTTTAAACCATTATTCTTCTAATTGCATTCTTGCCCAAACACTCATTGCAGCTTCTTTAAGTGGCCCTTCGATTGGGTCGTCTTTAAAAATAAAAGCTAACTCACGAATAGCACGGTCAGCTCCAGCCATCAACAAGCCTTTTCTATCTTTGTTCGTGGTAAACTGCTCTACTTGATTTATGGTTCCACGGAGTTCTTTTTCCATGGCGGCAATTCTAGCTACGCCACTATCTCGCTTAACGCCATAGTTCTCTATATCCTCACGAAGAAGACGTATGTCTTTCTTCATGTGTTCAATTTCATCTAGAAGGATACGCCTGTGATCTGGCTTGGGGTACTTAAGATTTATCCATTCTTCACACGCAGTAATACTACCTAGGTAACCAAGGAACCTGGCATACAGAAAACATTCAATTACTGAATAATTATCTGAACAGAACGAACAAAAAGACTCGTGTGTTCCAGGGTCTAGGCCATCGGCCCATGCATCAAAGACTTCAGTATTTGTAAGCTGCTCTGGCCTGGGCATTATCCCTGGCTTCGTCGCTTTGACTAAATTCTTGCTTTTGAGAGGTTCCGGCACGTTCTTCTGCTGCTGTTTTTCCAATGGTTTCTCTTTGCTCTCGGGATGTATCTTCTAATTTCTTTTTAGAAAACTCATAGGCAACACCAGCAGCTTGGCGATATTTGTCAATATCAAACCAATCATCGACGTTTGCCGAAGACAAAGGATCGGTGAAGTTTGTCGTGGTGGTAGCCATGTTCTTATCTTATTAGAAATTAGACATCATTTGAGCAAGACCTTGACTGAAGATATCACGACGGCTTTCAACGGACTTTTGACGTTGTTGGCGCATCTTGGATTCTTCAAGCTTGCTAAGAAGAGTATCAAATTGTCCTAGGTCGGCTTGAGGACCGTATTGTTGATCCGCAAGCGCTTTTTTAAGTTCGTTTTTTGTCTCTGTAGAAAGACCGCTATCATTATTAATAGCCGTGATAGCATCGGAGTAACTACCATACCCACCAAATTGTCCAGCCATGTTTATTTATGTATGTACCCTGTTAATTATAGCAACTTAATCTTTGAATGTTCTGCCTTGTTCTTTGCGAGCTTGCAGTGTTCTTAGCATCTCCTGGAACTTGTTGATGTCAAATTCAGCAGGCTGATTTTTTTCTTCAACTACTGATGGTTGCTGCTTGTTATCTTCCATTGTTAAAAACTAAACGCCCCCACAAGACCCTTCAGTAAGCCATATTGTTCTTGTTGTTTGCCAACCTTCATTTGTCCTTCGGTTTGTAGCTTGGTTAACTCAGTTTGAATATTGCCTTCCAAAGATTTTAACCCTGCATTGTACATGTATGTTTCGTAGTTATTTTTAGAATCTCTAGCATCTGCAATTTCTTCCGCTGATCCAGTGAATTCTTTACCGATAAAACCAGGAGCTGTAATTCCTGTTTTGCCAGTTAAGTCAGCAGACAGCTGAGGTAAAGTACCAGTACCAAAATTAAACTTATATTTACTAGTACGTGCTCCTGTTGCGTCAAGTACGGGGCCACCATATCTAGCTTCCTGTTCTGCCTCAAAGGCGCTCCCTGGGCGGCCTTTCTTGTATTCTGAACTAGCTTCTATATCTCTTTCTATATCGCCAATGGTGCGCCCCAGGGCCATCTTGGACTGGCCTGCAGTAAGTTCGGCTGGTGTGATCGGGCGCCCCAAAAGATTTTGGTAGGTTGAGCTTAGCTGGACGTCTCTTTGCTTGGGAGCAAATTTTGAATAGGCGTCAGTTATGCTTGTGTAATCATTTGCATCGGGTGCAAGATCATACTTAGTGTTGTAATCTTCTATTAATTTTTGCGCTGTATCTTCACCTATTAGGCCTTGTTCTAAACGAGTTTTTACGTTGGTAATATAAGCGGGTTTACCAGCTGTTCCTGCAGTTTTACGTTCTTCATCTTTCTTAGCTAAACGTGCGGCTTCAGCATCTGCTTTTATTTGTGCTTGGTTTATTAACCCTTGGCCAAAAGCTCTATCAGCTGCATTATCCGCTGCCGTTTGTTGAGCCTGATTTTGCATCATGCTCATCATTAAGTAATTACCCCAATCGAATCCTTTTCCCATAATTTATCTCCTATGCTGTAGGTAAGTTAAATGGACCCCACTGGGTCAGTGCAGGTAATGCATTGGCATATCTGCCAGCTAGTCTATTTTCATATGCTTCTTTTTGTCTACCCGCCCTAAATAAAGGTGTTTGCTCTTCTTCTTCACCTAAACGATTTTCTTGTCTTTGCATTGCAAATTGCATTGGTATATATTCATTTAAATCTTTTCTTTTTCCGGCTTCTTGCCAGGCAAAATCAATAGGTTGAGCGAATAAAGAAGGGGCTAGTTGACCAAAAATATTTTGTGCATATTGACCTGACCTGGCAGCGCGAGCATCCCCCAAGGCAAGCATGCTGCCCATTTGGCCCATTTGAGCTGCTTTTACATTAGCCTTGGCCATGGATTCCATGCCAGCTTTTTGGCCCTGCCCTTGAAGGTAGCCGCCTGCAATATTTCCTATGGCGCCCAGGCCAAATGATCCTACATCAAACCAATTAGCTCCAGCCATACTTACACCTCCTTTACATATATTAATGCAAGTATTTTATGCAAAATACCTACGTGATTGATACTGTTGCGGGCTCATTGGCGCAGCAGGTGTGAACTGCGCTTGCAGTCCTTTCTGAAATAATTCAGCACCAACCAAGGGGGCTTGTGCAATTGCTCCTAAGATTGCGGGGTCGCCACCAGCAACAGCTGTCGTGAGCCCGCGTCCTAGAGCACCAATCCCGGCTCCTGCAATTTCTTGTACAAATTTTCTTTGTGCAAGATCGGCTGCAGTTTTAGCTCTTTGTGCATCCTGCCTTTGCATAAAGCCTTCTAATGGAACTATTTGTTCCGCAATACTTGGTTGTTGGCCCATATATTGCGCAATGGCTAATCCTTGTGGAAATTCAGGTAATCCTTTTATAGATTCTATAAAAGCCGGAAGGTTTTGTATTTTTGAATTTTGTCCAGTAAAAGCAGATCCCAAAGATGTTGGAACAGGTGTTTTCTGTGTTAAATCTACATTAAAAATATTTTTATTTTCAGGTGCAAATGCTTGTGACAATTGACCTGGCTTATAATTAAATGCTGCGCCAGCAAAAGGTAGTGCCATGATTAACCAAACTGGATGTTAGGTGATTGACGAACAGCAAATTGTGCATAAGGATTGCTGCCAGCAAATGTTCTTGCTAATGCACCAGCTTCAGCTTGGGCTCCTTTAGCCAAAGCTCCTTGCGTTGCAAGCATACCAAGACGTGACTCAATGTTACCTTGGGTATTCATCAAGGCCTGCGTACGAACTTGATCGTTGGTTTTAGCTTGTTCAATAACAGGCTGCAATGATTTAGTGAGCTGCACCTGTGCCTGCATGTTATGTGAAATAATATCTTTCATCCCCGCCCTATCAGTTGCACTGTAACCTTTATACAGCTCAAGCTGTTGATTCTGCAGCGCACCTTGCATTGACAAGAAACGTGCTGAGTCATTCAAAGGAATGTTGGTGCCAGGGATATAGGCAGGTGCTTCTGTGCCACCAGAAGATGTCCCTTTGCCTGCACCAGTGACGGCGGCCTTAGCCATTTCAGCACCCTCACCGGCTATAAGACCGCCAATGCCAGCACCAATAAAACCACCAACAGCTCTACCTGCAGGACCAAAGCGGCCACCAAGACCTGCACCGATCTTGCCACCAAGAGCACTGCCGCCAAGAGAAGCAACAGCACCCAAGGGTTGTTGCTGTCCAAGTTGATTAACAGCAACACCAAGACCAGCGGCACTTGAGCCAATCATGCCAGCACGGCCTTTTACAGCTTGAGCTGCCTGAGATTGACGCAGGGCATTTACTTTTTCGCTCCCCCCCTGCATTACGTTCTGAACTCTTTTACGTGCGTCTGCAAGAAATTCTTGAGGATTAGGTGTTCCTGCTCCTGGAGAATTAGGTGTTCCTGCTCTTGGAGGGATTGTTGTAGCGCCTATTGGGGCAATAGATTCAGCTGGAATCAAACCAGCTCGTGCTTGCGCCAGACGCGCTAGATCGGTTCCATAATAAGCTGAGGGGTCTTCCCCGGATAAAGCAGCTCTTTGTTCAGGAGTTAACGCCATTTATTTTTAAATCATTTTATTTATATAGTTAAATTCTATCAGATATTATCTTGTTGTTGATACTCTGCAAGTTGAGAAAGTCTTGGTCTGTTTGCTGCAGCAATTGTTTCATTAACAGCATTACCCATTGCTACACCTAGTGCAGAGCCAAGTGCGCCACCTATAATACTTCGTCCTGCAACTTTTCCTCTGGGTGCTGTTTTTGCCCCTAGTACGGCTCCTACAGTACCAGTGGCAAACCCTCCTGCCATTGGGATGGTTGCTGGAAAACCTAACAAACGAACTTCAGGAACTCCTTGTAAGTTCTCCATGGTACCTTTAACAATACCAAGATTAAGAAAACCTTTATCCTGGTATGTGTATTTTAAGTAATTAATATAACGCTCAGGCGTCAGATTGGGAATATCTTCTTTTGCTGTTTCGTACTTAAGGGGACGACCCGTTCTACCAAGGAAGAAACGTTCAAATAATTCTTGTGCTGGTTGAGTTGATTCTCTGCGATCTTCTGAACCTTCTTCTGTGTACGCTTGCGTAAAGCCTTTTGGCCTGAACTGTTGTTTTGGATTAGTAATGTCATAGGTGCCGGCAGAGGCAATAGCAGGCAAGCCAATGCCTAAACCAATCAATGAGCGTGTGACCGGGTGACGAGGCATCTGGGCTGCATCTAGGACCATATCAGAGGCTCTTTGCGCGACGGCTAGTGGGTGGTTATATCGCCACCAATAAGTACGTGTGCCGTCATTGGCAGCATCTACGATAAGGCGTGACGTATATGCCCCAAGAAACTGCATCGGTGTTTCCTGGGCCGTAACACCCTTTGCTGCAAGGCGTTGATTGAATTCAGGCGATAAGACACTTTGCCCATAACTGCCAGTAATGCGCCCATCTGGCTTCTTGTGTGTTGCTACCATTTCGGCTTGCACACGAGAACCCTTTGCGTAGCCTTTCTGGCCAGCACTTAATAAATCTTGAGCTTGTGTAATAATTCCCATGACTACGCTTGTAGATGACTCATTTGTTGAGCTAAGTACTGTTGTTGTTCGGGTAATAGTTCTATACCTGGTACTGGCATATTTGTAACCCTTTCAGGTAACCCCTGCAATTGAAATCTTGTTCCTTGCGCCAGGGCTTGTGTTGCCCCGTGATTTATATTTTGAAACTGAATTCCTTGTTGATACAATTGCTGCTCTTGGGAAATATTGGTCGGCTCTAGCTGTGGCAACAAGCGTCCGCCTGTAACCATATCGACAACCACGGGCGATAGCAAAGAAGCGCCAAGATTTACACCTTGCTCTATTGCGGAAGGAGTTGTATATGGCTTGGAAATCAACTTACCTGTTGCATCTTTTACCAGCAATGTCCCATTGGTACCAGGGAACAATTTCCTAGCTCCAGCAACTAGGGGAAGGTTGGTTGCAAAATCACCGGCGGCATAGGCAAGGCCTGCCACAGGACCACCAGTCAAGGTGCCAAGTAATCCAGAGATGCCTGATTGAATACCAACGTCTTTGGCTACTTCCCTGATGGCGCCTCCCTTGCGAAAATATTTACCGGCTAGTTTTGCTATTCCACCTAACACTTTTATTTATTCTGTATTACCTTTATTTTATACGAACTATTTTTGGCCGGGCTCCAGGGGGAGTTTATTTTCTTCAAGCGTTGTTTCTTTACCTGCTTGCTGTTCTTTTCTGATAGCAGCATTTGTTTGTTTAGATGGCAACAATTCAGCAATACTCTTTTTGCCTTCTGCCTCATCTTTGGCGCGATTTTCTGCAACAACCATCAAGAAGCCCCGTGGATCAGGATTAGACATTGTTGGCATTGGATTTTTGGCCCTCTTGTCGGGAGCCAAGGTGGGACTTAGTTTGTACGCATCAACCCAAAGGGGTTGAAAGTCAGGCTGATCTTGTGGGCGTTGAGTTGTTTTTGCCCGGCCTGCCACAAAGTCGTAATCTTCTCTACGCTTAAATCGCCCTAGTCCCTTAAACAATTCATAATTATTATTGACTTCTGTGTTGTCATCAAAGAAAGGTGAGTTGGAAATAAAGTTAAGATCTGGGTTTAAATTAAGTTGTTTTGTTTTGACTCGATTCAGTAGATCTTCTTCAGTAAATCGTGATGGCGTCCAAGGAGTTTTATTACTCCGTGATGTAGTCCGAAACAAGTCATCAAAAGAAAGCTTTTTATGTTCATAGCCTCCTCTATGAAATGGATTTGTTATATAGCGCCCAAGATCAAGGCGGTAGTCTTTAGCCATTATCAGCCTTCTCTTTTTTGTGCTTGTTTAACTTTACCAAAGTTTTACGCAAGTTGGCTTGTTTTACTGTTTTTTCATCATACTTGTCAGGGCTAGAAAGTACGTTCTCTTGAAGCTGGGCAGTTGTGATGCCACGCTTCTTGGCCTTAGCTGTAAACGCACCTTCTTTCATATCCATATCTTGGATAAATTTTTTATCTTTCTTCTTGTCTGCCATGGCTTAACCTCTTAATGTCTGCATAAATTGTTGTAATTGTTGCTGAGCGTCTGGTCTGTTACTTGATTGTAGCCTACGTATTTCACTGGCTACATCAACGGAGCGACGTGCAACTTCTGGTTTGCTTAATGGACGGGTACCAAAACTTTTTCCTTGTGTTGCTGTTGGACGTTGTGTTGCCGCTTCAGAATATACATAGCCTTCTGGAGTACGTAAGCTTGCAGGATGCTTGCCTTGTTCCCACATAACCGGTCGATATATCTCTTCTTCGTTTTCAATAGTTACATCAGACAAAACTGCACCTGGATCATAAACACCAGGGGCACTACCAACTCCTGTTCCGGCCGCACCACCAACTCCTCGAATTGATGTTCCAGAAGCAACCCTTTCTACTGTACCTGCTGGCAGAGAAGGTCTTCCTACTCTTACTTCAACCGTAGGACGCCCTGTTTGTGCGTTAATAATGACTTCTTGTGTATCAGGATTTACCTTAGCAAAATCACGTACGCCTTCTTTTAAATTTTTTAATTTCATTAGACTGGCAAAATCTGTAACCTCTTGTTCTTTTGCGGCAATCTGCGCCCTGACATTATTTCTTTGAGTATTAGCAAAAGCGATTTCTTCCCTTAAAGCAGCATGTTCTGGATTAGGAATAAACTCAGGATGTACCGGATCTCCGTTTGCTGTGACTTTTTTTAACTCCTCACTAGCATTAGTTCCTATTGTCCGAACTCTTTTGCTGCGATCACCTTGTTTCCAAGCATGCCCCGCTATTAATACAGTTTCAGAAAGTTCTTGATGTTTAGGATTGGGTATATGTGATGGAACGCTTAAAAGCTTATCTCCCAACATTGAAATACGATTTGTATAATGTATGTCTCTATCTTCTAGTTTGCCCGTATTTAATTCTCTGGCTTTCCAGGTTTCAAAAAACTCACCCGTAGGAATTTCTTCTGTATTTTGAGTTTTTAGTTGAACTGAAGGCTTAACAACCAAAGGTACGGAAGGAGTACCAGAGATCATCTCAGCTGCCGCTGGATCACCTGTTGATGCCCACAGCTCAAGTCCTTGCTTAAGCGTTGTTTGATGAGGTCCTTCTAGTAATTGTTTTTCAATTTGCTCTGGAGATAAACCTTCTTTTATTAACTCCATGCGTCGTTGCATTAAAAAATTCTGTGCTTTTGCAACAGGATCTTCTTGTTGAATATGGGGAATACCATCAGGTAGTTGTCTGGTAGGTACATGACCGGGCTCATCTTGTTCCATGCCGACACGATATTGGTGCTCAGCTATTGCTTCCATAACATCAATTTGACTGGTGTCAAGATCTTCATTTAACTGAAGCAGATGCTGAAAACGACCAATGGCTTGATTTTCTCCTGATTCAACAGCAGCATGTTGTTGTGCTGCAAGCTGAGGAGCTTCTGATTGTTGAATAAACGTAAGATCTTCATCTGTTTCTACAAAACGGTCTAATACACCTTTCCAGTAAGATGTAGCTTCTTCTGGTGTTACACCTGCTTTTTGCAAAAGAGCACGTGCTGTTTGCTCTTCTTGTTGTGCCGTTTGCCTGATGGATGCTTTTGGATGATTTGAATAAGGATGATTAAGTCGGCTAGGAATTGTGTCAATCCCAGCTGAAACCTCTAATTCATCTAAATCACCGCTTAAAGAAATACCTGCATTATTTAAACGTGTACGTACGTCAAGAACAGGTTTAACGGCACCAGTAGATTCAATATATGTACGGTTAAATGGCTTGGCTTCATTTTGTATTTCTGCTAATACTTCTTCTCCTCTTGATCGAATAGCACGGTTTACAGCACCACGTTGACGGTTTTGTTCTGCAAGTTGTTCTGTGCGCTCAGACTTAGTTTGCGGAGCAAATCCTTTTTGTTCTAGATCTATATAACTACGATACTCATCAACTAATTCTTGTGCACGATCCTTTGCTGGTTTTACAGTAATTTCTGTAGCCACAGGTGCCTGTTCAACAACTTTAGATGGTTGAACAACTTCAGCAGTTGTACGTACAACAGGAACTCCTGTTTTTGCTATAGCTTGTACGACTGGTTCAGCTGCTTGCCTTTGTTTAATTACATCCTTTGCTACAACTTGTGGAGCACGTCCTTTTAATACACGTGCTAGACCTACGCCACCAGCAGCAAGCCCCAGACCTAATGCACTAAGTCCTGCAATCGCCCCATAGTTAGGACTTTGTTCAGATGTTTTGAGCTGATTCTGCCTAAAGTTGTACACATCAGGTGCCATCCGTGCCCTTTCTTCTGCGTCTTCTGGGATCGGAGCCCCAGTGGCGCGACTATAGGCGTAAAAATCAGCGGGTGAAAGGGCCATTAGGGCTTATAGCTTTTATTTTTATCTTACAAATATTCTAATATTGATAATCTAGGTTACAATAAAAGAAAGAAAGCAATTAGACGCCTAAATGGACCCCAAGGCACGAGAATTAAGAATTAAAGGCTTACAAAATATCCAAAAAAAAGCTTTAAACCTTGCCAGCGAAGGTGCTGATGCATTTGAAGTACGTGATTTTGTAACAGAAGCTAAGAAAGGGCTTGCGTATACAATACCAGAAGAAGATAAATACAAACAATCTAAGGCACTTGCGCTAGAATACAAAAGACAACAGGCGACAGATCCTATAGTTGATTAGATTAAACTTAATTTAACTTGCCGGGCTTAAAAACCCGGCTTTTTTGTGTCAATTTTTGGGCTAATTAGAGATTTTACATACAAAAACACCCTATATAACCCTGAATTGGGGTGCAAATTTTCTGACTGTTCTCCCACCTTGTAGAGGAAAGCGAATGTGGGGAGAAAAAAAAGAAAGGTGTAATGGGTCCATTGTTTAAGGGGAAGTGGCAACGGGAGTAGGGCGCGTAGACAAGGGAAGGATACCTGCTTCGTTTGGAATTTGGGTTTAGGTTACGTGACTTCGCTTTAAAGTTTATGTGAAAGAGCTTCGTTGTAAGGTGTAAAAGCCTGCTTCGATTGAAAGAGTATAAGGATGCTTCGTTGAGGGGAAGAAGATCTTATCTTTTTGTTGATTTTAATTCGGATATTGTAACATTTGTGATACGAATTCGTATCATCCTAGATTAGGTGGTGCTAGAATCGGTACTTTTCGTTTATGTACGAGAGTAGGGTTCTAGCTTCATTAATAAATAGGGGGCTGCGCATCCTAACAACGCAGACACAGCCTACAGCGGAGATGGGCACCGCACAATTAGGAGATCCCTGTGGAATTCGTTATTTTCCTGATCGCATGTGCAGTTATGGCTGCATTTGCTAAGGCAGGTCAACGTTAAGTACCAGGCGTGAGCCGGGGGATCGAATCCCCTACTTAACTATTACCCCCAGCGGAGATGGGTACCGCACACACGGAGAACACCGTGAGCGTTTTTAACACGGCAACAATTAGCGCCGACGGCCTTCAACAGGAGGGCTTGCTCCTCCCGACCAGGGAAGAGCTAGCAGATCGCGCTTTCGATACCATCCAGTTTTGGATGGAGTCAGGCCACTCGCAGCTACTAAGCTGTGAGCAGGCTCTTCAGATCGCCGCATGGGGTCTGAAGATTTCAGGTCATTCCGACCTGAAACATGCAGTTCTTGCAGAGCTTGTAGAGCTCCCAGAGAACTACGGCTGATCCGTTAAAGCGGGTGACCAGGTGCAAACCCTGGTCCAGTTATTACCCTTAGCGGAGATGGGTACCGCACAACAGGAGATTCCTGTGGACTACACACCAGTTGGTCAGGTTATCGCACCTTACGTTGCATTGGCTGCAATCTTTATTGCGGCTATCGTAATAGGTTATGTAATCGACTGATCCGTACCGGCTGATCCGTTAAAGCGGGTGACCAGGTGCAAACCCTGGTCCAGTTATTGCCTACAGCGGAGATGGGCACCGCACAATCAGGAGTAAGTCATGAAAACGAACCAAATGGCACTAGCAGCAGCGAGCAAAGCTCGCGAGTTAGGCTGGGAGGTACGCCTCAGGCTAGATCAGTCCGACGTCTTGGACTGGGCAACAGTTGTTGCTTGGGCTCCAGGTAGCAAAAGAGTCCGCGCCATTAGGTTCATTGAAGGCGAAGAAGCTTTCAGAGGCTGGAAGTCAATCAAGCAGCTTGAGGATTTGCTTGCTTACAGTAATGCATTAGGCTAAACACCCCTTGGCACTGTGATTAAACATAGGTAAGTCCAAGGTCAATTCAACCACCAATCAGGAGAACACCGTGACAATTACGGAATGTTGGGTAGTTACCTACTCGGCTTGGGACAATCAGTTCCAGGAAGAGTTTGAGGTTCAAACAGTGTTTGATACACAGACAAAAGCCATGCAACATGCGTGGCGTTTAGAAGATGATCTTGCAGATGGCATTCGTATGGAAAAAGTATTGTGTGGAAAACCACAAGCTGATGACATTCCTTTCTGAGTACTAGGCGTGATGCCGGGGGATCAAATCCCCCACTCAGTATTGCCACACACTGAGTGTGGCTTAATCACAATCAATGACTACTAGCACTATTGAACGCATCATAAAAGATGCACGTCTGCTTGCCAGGCGCGATTCGACCAGTCAACATCCATGCATTGACTGGTCTATTGAGGACAAGCGTCAACAACTACTGGAGATGTATTTCCAGTGGCAAGACGGTGCATTAGAGTGGGATGCTTTGCACCCATTAGCACACTTTCTTAAGAAGTGTGTTGACCGAAATGCACTCCTGCTTAGATATATGCAGGAGTATGGCATCGAAGATTAGTTAAACCTGCTATGCTTTGGAGGGTTCAGCTGACCCTCCTGGCCAGGAGTTAACTCGTCTACAGGAACTCAGAAAAGTTCCACCAAACTTCTTTGGGCGTGATGAACCTAAAGTCGTAGCAGGTATAGGGCGCCCGCCGCACGGGCTGAAGGACTATTGCGTCCTGACCCTATATATGTCTACAAAAATTAAGAAGGGAGGAGCTGCCCCATGATCAGTGGCACAGCTCGTCTGTTACCAACTAGGGGAGACCGTAAAAACCCTAGTTCCCTTGTACAAAGGGGCTGACACGGTTCTTCTTCACCCCAATAGTATTCTAACCACACTTAATGGAGAATCCAATGGCTAACTACGTTCACATTGTGTATCACCCTGTTTCAAAAGACATTACGCATTGCTTCAATGATATTAATGAGGCGAGGAAATATGCAATCCACGCTCATGGCACTTCAAACACTATAGAAAGTTATCGTTTGTGGTCTCAATTTGAGATCGTTAACGAGGACGAAGACAGTGACATACTATATGGAATGCGATGAAGAACTATCATAAAATCGTAGGTCGCTACGTTGAACTTGATTCGTACCAACGCAAAAATCTAAACATGTTTCATTCAAAGATGCTTGGCAAAGTATTAGATGCAACAGCTTTTATATTGATGTCATTCATTGTTGCAACTGCTGTAATGGCAGCTGCAGGTATTGACATCACACAACTACACCCACACCCACAGGAGATTCATCATGACTAAAAGCTTTCCACCAGTAGATGATGCATTAGCACTACTGCAAAAGGTTGATTGGCGACGTGTCGCCTACAACATTGTTATGACACTGGTAACTATTACAGCAGTAATCATTGCTGTGGTCCAATGGAGTATTAAGACATATCGCCAGTGGCAAGCTGATCACGGCGCAGAGTTTGTTCTAAGCTTTACACAGTATTGTGGCAAGCTTATTAATACAATAGATATTATTGCTAACTGGAATCTAGAGTACGTTGCAGATGTACCAGAGCCAATGGTTACACTAGCAAAAGTACCAAGTACGCGTACTAGAAAGCGACAACTTAAATAAGATTGACAGGGGGCTGCGCATCCTAACAACGCAGACATCCAATCGCATTCACACTATGCTACTCAACGAACAAGAACAAATAGCCAAAACATTTGGCTACGAACCATTGACAGAAGCGGAAGGGCAGGAGCAGTATCCTGTCGAGTGCTGCTTCCAAGATCCACTTAAAGGTCAGCTGCCGTATAACGGTGCTGTTTATAAGAATAAGAAGGGAGTACTCATGTGCTATTGGATACCCCAGGGAAAAAACTATAGGCATGAACAAGAAGATCTGATTGGTTGGTATGAGGTGCCAACAATGGAAGACATAGAAGAATGGACGTTTGATTCATGTTGTTTATCACCCGCAAGCGATGACGTAGAACCAGATCACCCTGACAGCTGGCTGTCATTACTAGGAATAATCTGACGTTACAAACTATTAAAGGCTGATAACCCGTCCTAGGCATGACGTTAAACTGCCTATGTTCCACTGCAATTCAACTCATGACTTTAGACAGGACTCCAGAGTGCGCATGCGAACGCTGGATTAAAGAGATGAACGCTATTCTTAAACAAGAAGAAGCCAAATACATAATGTACGCTGCACCCCAGTGGGTGCTAGACAAGATCTCAGAATGTATTGATGCACTAGAAGAGGTGACGGGCTATGACCCAACACCTGAGTATCTCTATGACAACACCGGAGGTGAGTCTGCTGTAACAACAGCAGAGATTCATAATGCTCACTGGCAACAACACCAGGAGCTACACAAGTAATGAGTACAACCACCTCTGGAATAAGTACAATGAATCACTATGTTGCATTAGTGGCAGATGCCACGGGCAGATACGCTCATGTTTATGGCAAGCACATGACATGGGATAAGTTTTGCGATGAGCTTGAATCAGCAGGCTGCGAAACAATAGAGGATCAGTCAGATGACTATGTCACTGATAACAAGGTTGTGTTCAGTGAGCTAGCAGCAAATGCTGTATGCACATTACAAGAGTTGATAGATGCGCCAGGCTTTACGCCGTTTGTCTAGTCCCCTCCCCCCTGTCCACCATCACCACGAAAACTAATGACAAATGCTCCATTGCCTATTGGTGGTACACACTTTGGTGCCATCATTGATTACAAGATCAAGTACGATGACGTATGGCATGATCGCACCGTATACCTGGTGAACAAACAACATGCCATCAATTGGTTGACAGAGGATTGGGTAAGCCTATCCAAGGAACATTCCACGGTACTGGTCAATGTTGAATTCGACCAGCTGGTCTGTTTCCCTGACATTGATCCTATCGATGTTACAGGATATGAAGATCCTACCGATGCTGACATGATATTTAGTATGGATGTCAAACAGAATCTAATAAAATCCTAAGTTTATTAATCAAACCTTAACTTTCCCATCCAATGTCTAACTCTGATCTGACTGTGCCTGATGCCATAAGCTTGCGTCGTATTGAAGCGATGCGGTTCGTGGCATTAATGAAAGAATCCGCTGACCGTAATGGGATCGGATTCATTGGAGGCTTCATTGATCCTGTCACTGGTGAGAAATTTACCATGACAAATATGAACGATGATAACATCCATCCACGCATCGAAGGTATCTAAAATGACTCACGAGAAATCACTGTTTAACTTTGACAAGACTTGGAATGGTATTAACATCACAGAGAATGGCATCAAGTCATTTTCTAAATCATTCCAGTTAGGTCCATTGCAACTCACGCTAAATGCTCGTGGGTCAGGCGTCCATGCATCCATTGGATTGCCTGGTACTGGCCTAAGTAAACGCAACATAAAGATTCTGTAACTAAGATGACTCGTCCTCAGGCATGACGTTAAACTGCCTGTGTCCCATCACAATTCAACTCATGACCAGTACTGAGCTTTACCGCATGACCGAGACCATGACTAAGTACGGGGGCAAGTTCGTCAGTACTATGGCCGACGCTCTACGGTATGCTGATCCCACTAACCGGGGACGTATCTTAGATGCGTTTCCAGATCTAGTCCAACGCTATGGCCCTGGCTCTGCGTTCCAGCAGCCAGCGACTGTAGCTACGCAACAACTGCAGGAGGTTTGATCATGATCATTGAAAACATTGATGTCACTCCATTAGATGGCGACTACTTTATCTATGTGGAGGCATGGATCGATGACAGGATTCAAGTAAGTCCTGCCACATGGGAGGAACCAGCAGAGTTCAAGCCTGGCCTATGCCATGCTAACTTTGTTGTAGAGGATCAACCTCCCACTGACCCAGACAAACTCGAAGCCTGGGTACGTGAACAAGACATTGACTGGATTGATGTTGACCTATCGGAGATCTAACAAAATGATTGGATTCATTATTGAGTTTAGGCCTTGGTATCTTGTCTTCCGTGGGCCACGGGGACGTATATACCTAGCCTTTGGATTTGCTAAACGCTTACCTAAGCTAAGCAAGTTCCATGCAACGCTTTATGATAGGTACCAAGAGCGTATGCAATTTGGTATCGAATACGATTAGGTCCACGTCCTAAGCAAGACGTTAAACTGCTACTCATTTATTATTCATTCACATGCAATTCCAACTGCCTGCTAACCTGCGCACAGAACTATTGGCTTATGATCCAAAGTCAAAAGCTTTGGCTAAAGCTATTGCTACTGCAAACAAACCTAAGAAACAACGCACTCATCTTGGCTTGCCTGATGATATCATCCCTGCACATATCATTACACCTAATGATTTACTTGCAGCAGTAACTGCTATTAACCAAGTGGAAATGCCATATCGTTACCATACTTTTAGTATTGATACAAAAGATATGATAGCTACAAAGAAACTTAAAGCTGTTGTATACCACTACGAATCTTTGTGGATTGCAGCATGGTTACCTAATGCAGGCGAAGACTATATCTATGGGTTTACTTATGCATTCAAGAATACAGAAACTGTACGCAAACAGATATACATTAGAGACATAGATATAAAAGATACTATTATTAAAAAGTATGGACGTATGGAGTTTAATGTCTACACACAATTTGTAACAGCGGAAGATGTATTTAATGGATGTCAATCACACTATTGGGAGCATGGCAACTTCAAAGGATATAATGCAAAAGGCAGAGAGATGAGGCCAAGTGTAATACAACCATTCAGAGAAGCCATTATAAATTCAATACCTACTTATACTGATGGTGGTATATGGGACAGAATAGATGCAGCTCAAAATAATTACTATGAATTATTACACTTGCGTTATGAGGCAATACCAAAAAATCAAAACATTGTGCCTAGCTTTGAATTGTATATGGAAATACTAAAGGCAAAGTATCCTCAAGATTCAGATACACCATTTACTGTTATACAAGAGAAACTTAGTAAGCCATGGTTTAAACGTTACATCAATGAACAGTGTCAATTAATTATTAATACGTTTAATAATCCAGCCACTAAGTCCAAGAAAGAAATTAATTCTATACACAAAAGACTTATGCATACTTTGACTTGGATTTTAGATATCCTTAGTATATATCCTGACTGCCCTATGGATTATTTACAGACTGGTATACAAACTAATATGTTTTTATTTCTTAAACGTATCTATTCACTAGTCTATTACAGAACTGATTCGTTAACAAAAAAATGGCTAGCAACCAACCTGCCAGTAGCATCATTATTTAATATGCTAAACAAATATATAGAAGATGAAAAGTCAAATATTAGATATAAAGATAGTCAAACGGATTGTTATATGCTTTCATTTTATTCGCTTATAGATACCATGGACATGATTGATAGTGTATTAACTAAAGGCAAGGAGATTGCTCCACCTAAGCGTTGGCGTTACGCTGAGTTTCATGATCATGTACAAGCAGAAGCCTGGAAGATAACTAACCCAAACCAAAAACTACCACAGGATTTATTCCCTGTTCCTGTTAAAGTAAAACTTGATGATGAGTCCTGGATATTTATTCAACCCATAGATACTCATCAGCTTGCACAATGGGGGCAAGCAGTACGTAACTGTGTGGGCGTATCATCAACATACGCCAATGCTGTTAAAGATAAGAAACAATTCATTGTCTTATGTATGGTTGATAACAAGCCTGTATTTACAATACAACTCAAAGTATCCAATGGCATCATGCATGTAGAACAGATTTCAGGACCAAGTAACAAATCATTAACATCTATAGAACGTGAGAAGTATCAAGGTATATTTCAAGAAGCTTTACAGATCCGTGAGAAAGACCTAGTATCTAACTGATCAATCACTGGGCAGTTAGGGCTAACCTGGCGTAAGTCCCAGACTACGTTTTTATCTCATGGCACAAAACTACACCAATGATCAACTGCTAGCTATGGCTATGGGAAACCTTGGTACTTTTATTGAAACAAATACAAGACATTACATTCTTGTAGAAGATGATCCACGTAATGAAGAAGACTCCGACACATGGTCTTATGGTACTGAACCAGTACCTGGTGACCAGGCCTGGAAGACAGGTGCAATTAAAGTTGATGCAGTTGAAGTATAATGACTAAAGAATTACTTGATCAAGCTTATGCACTTTGCAACAAACTTGAAAAGTTGTGCTGGCAAACAGCAATAAAGCAAGACAAACCATTGTATAACAAATACAAACAACTAGAATATAAATCTTGGATTCGTTATGAACGGCGTTTTAAAAAGTATAAAAGAAATAATTAATCCTGCTCGTTCTTCTATTACAAAAGAAGAATTCTTTAACCAATTGTTTTCACAAGCAAAACAAAAATTTGTAATTGAACCTGAACCTATTATTACAAGACAAAATAACGGCGATTTAACACAAGCTTTACATAGGTCTCAACAGTTTGCTCAACGTACATTACAACAACATATTGATACAGGAGCTTTAGAATTTGATCATATTTTTAGATCTATGGGGATTCATTCTAATTTATCTGAAACATTAAGGTATCCAACAGTACATTATATATTAGAGCCAGGAGTTAATTATAAACGCCAACATAAACTACCTCAAAATCAAACTCGCCCTACCATAGAATCACCTGGTACAATTCAAGAATTTATAGGATTCAAAGATACACCAATGATGGATTGGGATGTGGCTGGTCCTTATCATGCAGAACGCAATGCAACTATTAGACATTTAGGAGATGTAGAAGATCGTGTTCAAAACTATTTAGCACAAAGACCAGATGCAACAATTAAATTATATCAAACACCAGGGGGATATCGTGCATTTGATTTAACAACAAGACAATCACCTATTCAATTTAATTCATCATTTGATTTATTAGATGTTGATCCAGACTATCGTATGATTTCACAACAAAGACCAAATGTTATTAAATATGAAGGAACAATTCCTGTGAATGATACAGAACGATTTAACGCTAGAATTAATCCTAAACTTAATCGTATTGACTGGGTTGCACAACCTATTGCAGAAATTAAAAGAACACAATCTGTTGTTGATCCTGAAAGCATGCGACGCGTACGTATGTATCATGATGAACCTATTGAAAAAAATTTTTTAACAGGTCAAGCACAAACTGCAGGCATTGAAAAAGTTAAAGAAAATTTACCGACTGCTTCACGTTTTCTTCAAGAACAAATTAAATCTTACTTAGGTTTGTAAGGTACAATAGCTGGGCTCTAACCTTTTGGTTGGGTAAGCCCCAGGCTTTAGACTACTCATCCACTGCACTTAACTTATGTCAATTCTATCTTGCTTTAGTGGCCTTATTCCACAAGTCCATGCCTACATGGATGATGACAAACGCTATAACCTAGGTGCAACCTGGATTGATAGCGAAGGATTAACTGACACTCACAATCTAGAGCTAAGGTATGTACGTAATTCAGAGCGGCTTGCGCTCCAGGGTCAGCCACAGCCTGATGGAAGTTGGGCCTATGTGGAAGCCAATGGTACGGTTCATACCATATCAGCTGCCCGTGCTCAGGCATTTATGGATAAGACCCATGAGCATGCAACGATTATGTGTCAAATGCTTGATCGCCTTAAGGAGAAGGGCATGGTAGGTGAGACTCACGAGACTCAGGCTGTACCTGTAACATAATATTAAATAAAACTAAGGTCAGTCAACCACTGGCCTTAGTTTTACTATACTATCCTTGTTCATTCATTCAACATGACTAACTAACAACCGATCGACAATAAGGCTGAGTCGTTAACCCTGCCTGTTCTTTGATCCTTTTTCTTTACAACAATGGAAGCTTCTGTGTCCAACATTCAAATCAACGGCGTTGACTGTGTTCGCGCTGATTCTGCTCCTGCTGCTCAGCCCAATGGCAACCGCGCTGTGGTGGTAGTGGATCGTGGCTGGATTTTTGCTGGTGATGTGACCAGGGGAGATGGCCGCATCCGACTAAGCCGTGCGTTGCATGTATTCAAATGGGAATCCATTGGATTTGCCAAGATGGTTGAAACGGCAAAGGCTGATCTGCGCGCAATTGCTGATGTGGATATTCCTGCTGGCGCAGAGATTTTCTGTGTACCAGTTTCTGAAAACTGGGGGCTGTGATGTTCCGACCAGTTGGTGACGGCTGGGGCACGTGTTCGCCCTATCGTGGCAAACGGGTTGAATGACTAAACTGTTCCGACCAGTTGGCTACGGCAACGGCTATGGCTACGGCTACGGCTACGGCAACGGCCACGGCTACGGCTACGGCTACGGCAACGGCTATGGCTATGGCAACGGCTACGACACCGGCTACGGCTACGGCAACGGCTACGGCAACGGCTACGGCACCGGCAACGGCAACGGCCACGGTTACGGCAACGGCGGTAGCTATGGCAACGGCTACGGCAGTGGCCAAGGCACCGGCTTTGGCACATGTTCGCCTCACCGCAACAGGAGGGTTGAATGACTAAACTGTCCAGGCCAGTTGGCACCGGCCGAGGCAACGGCTATGGCTACGGCTACGGCACCGGCTACGGCGACGGCTACGGCTACGGCTACGGCACCGGCTACGGCGACGGCGACGGCAACGGCTACGGCTACGGCTGGGGCGACGGCTACGGTAACGGCCAAGGCAGTGGCTTTGGCACCTGTTCACCGCATCGTGGCAGGAGGGTTGAATGACTAAATTCACTGAACCACAAATGACTAACCAACAACACACGATCACTCCACCGCCGGCGCTAATCAACCAGTGGCTGGGCGAGTTTTTTGGCTGCACTGTTAATGGCATAACCGACTCGGATAGATATCTCGCCACCAAAGCCGCTTGCTGGGGTGCTGACCAGGAGCTAGAGGCTTGCGTGGAATGGCTACAGGATCCTGACCTAAACGTGGATACTTATAAGCTCCGCACCGCCCGCCGCCCCAAGCCGCCGAGCCTGCAGAACCAGGCTTATGACGCATTAGACACCTACATCTACGGCGAACCTGATCCCAAGGACAAGGAACGCACGTACAACATCATCCGCAAAGCACTGGAGACACTCAATGACTAACCAAAAACCCTTGATCACCCCACCGCCGACTATCCCAGAAATCATTGGTGAATTGCTGGGTTTTCTTTCTCTTATCGCACTACTTGGATGGGCAATTGGATCGTTCTTTCCAGTTACTTGGGGACAAGCACTTGTAATCTCTTGGATGTTTACCAGGCTATTAAATGTTTTAAGGAGTATTGGACGATGACTAAGCAACCACCATTTGAACTAATTCAGCAATGGGTGATTGAAATAGATTATGACGAATGCAATTGGCTTTATGAGATCAACATAGCAAACCGGGCTGCTCAATGGGGCGCCAACGAAGAGCTGGAAGCGTGCTGCGAATACCTCAGATCCAGCGCCGCATGGGAGCCTGAAGATGTTCAGGAATTATTTGACCATTGCCGTCCCAAGCCGCCTAGCCTGAACGACATGGCACTCAAGATGCTTGATACCATCGAACGTGATGCCCACTACCTACCGGAGATTACCGACACCATCCGCCGTGCCCTCCTATCCAACATCGATGACTTTAACAAAATCCCACAAAAATAAAATTCGGTTGTTTATTTTGCGCCAACTATACGAATCTGAAAGAACAAGGAATAGGCTTGATCTTTTTGCCTCTTCACATGGCATGGATTCATTCGAAGCTATGGAGTTTTATGAAAGCGAAGTAGCGCGAATTGATAAACTATTCAACTATCCTTTAACCTCGCAGTATACCGATTAACTAACACCATGGCCGACTACAAACAACTGTGCACTGAGTTGCTTGATTGGTTAAATTTTTACAATTTATCCTGCAACACGGACGCCTCAACTGAGCAACTAGACAACGCTGTAGCTTGCGCTGACAAGGCCCGCGCTGAGCTGGCCGAGCCCGAGGGGCCGACGGATGAAGAGATCATGGAGCTAATGCCACAGCAAATGCGCGATGATTTAGATGCCGCAGCACGTGCGTTGTCGAGTTTTGATCTCAACTACGTCAAGGCCGCTTCCGTGTTTCGTATTATTCTCAACCGCCATGTTGTAGATCACGCCCGAGCCGTACTCACCAAATGGAGCCACCAATGACTAACTTCACCCCCCTGAGCCCCGCCGCAGATGCAGTAGAGGACGCTGCTTACAAGGCCTGGATCACCAAGGACGACCCACGCAGCATTGCCATTAGCACCCTCCGGGCGCTGGCTGAGCAGGCTGGATCCATGAAACATTGGCACGTTGATCAGATCCGCTCCATTGCCGCCGAGCTGGAGGCTCCAACCCTGCTGGAATGCGCAATAAACGGAGATTCCAATGCCGCAAAAAAGTTTCTACACGAGGCGGGCTTCACCGACAAACAGGGCCAATGGCTTCCGCAGTATCAACCAATTACAGAAACGACTAATGGCTGAGATCAGTACCTACAAGCTAGATGCAGCTTTCGTGGAACTACAAGAGTTTGATCACTTTGCCAAGCCCCATGACTTCATCGAAGTCAGCCTTTGGAACAACGGAGAAGGCTTTGACGCCCACTTGAGCACACGCTGTAATCAGACCATTCGCCTGACCTGGGGTGAGTTCAAGGCACTCAAGAAGCTCATCAAGGAGCTAAATAAATGACCGCGCCCCTCTCCCCCGCTGCTCAGGCGGTGCTGGATGCTGCCGAAGCGGGGCTTGATGGTTACATCGAGCTTTTGCCTCCCACATGGAAGTCCAGTGTTGCCGCCGCCATACGTGCTATTGCGGATCAGGTGGTGCCGTCTGACTCCAGCGAACCACGAAACTACCTGCCCGCATTACTGGAGTGCCAACGCATCCGTGCCGAACTGCTTGCTATTGCCGCCGAGCTGAAGGGTGCTAATGGCTGAACCATCATGGCGTCAATTAGCAGCTATTCCCGAATCCAAACTAAAAGCGCAAATCCTAAACGCTTGCGGCATCGAGCCTAATATCACTGGCATCAGTCATATATTCCACGCAGGAGACATGCAAATCCACGCCAGCTCATCACCTGGCCTTAATGATGACA